TCGAATTTAAGTCCTTTTGATGCTATTCCATAGCCACGTTTACGCTTTTTATCCTCAGGGACAGTGCCAACTGGTACTATTTTTCCATAAGGAATATCCATACCTTGTGACTTAGGTCCTTTTTTTGGAGGAACTGTTTTTGTTAATCGTTTAGTCATTAGTGTAATGTTAGACTATTTTCAGGATTTTTCAAATAACTAATTTGTTGTTTAATATAACTATCTGCCACTACTTCACCATAAACGTCAACCATAGCTTCTCGACTCATTGAAAGCATAACCTGAGCTAACTCTATTAAATCAATACCTTGTTCAGCCTGTTCTTGAACAAAATCTCTTGTGCTATCAATAATTTTTTGAACTCTTCTTTTTGTTGTTTCATCCATAATATCTACAATATACTTTGCTTTTAACTTACTTTCCATTTTTCTTTTCTACTTTCTTTATTGTACCTTTGTTCTTAGAAGCGTAAAATACTTGCTCTCCTTTTTTCTTTCCATATGTCTTTTCCATGGATTTTTTTATTTTGCTACCCTTTTTTGTTAGAGGCATCTTTTCTCGCTTGATTCAAAGTTTGAGTAGTCATTTTATCATACTGAACTTCGGCACGTCTATCTGCAATATCGTAATCTTTTTGTATTCTTGCTTGATCAATCGCTGTTCTTTGTTTCAATCTTTCAACATCTAATTGTAGCTTTGCTTGATCCACTTGCGCATCTATTTGATCTTTTTGTGCGTCTTGTGCTAACTCTTGTTGTTTTAACTGTATTACAGGATCAGGTTTACCTTGGCCACTAAGTTGTGCTGATAATTGTTTTATCTCTGCCATAAACTGAGCCTCTAACTTAGCTACAACAGAGGCCATATCGTCGATAGGTTGTTGCATTGCCAAGAACTGAGCTTGTTCTTTTGCTTTGAGAGAAATATGTTCTAAAACGTGTTTTTGTAATTTCATTGCCATTGGAGGATTACCAAGAATCATTTGATTAGTTCCAAAGATTAAGTGATTCTGTATATGTGCATCATGATCTTGTCCTTCATAGGCTTTCAGTAAATTACCATCGAGTAAATCAGCGTGCTCCGTGGCTGGATCTTTGGGAGCAGTTGGAGAATCTTTTCTTAAAATTTGATCAATGTCCTTGACTCCTAAAGCTTCATACATTCTCCTATAAGCTTCTTTGATATTGTGAATATCAGGAGCACTTTGTGCTAATTGTAATTCAGTTTGAGCTAAAGTTACTCTTTGAGTTGTAGAAAATATGTTAGGATCAGAAACAGGAAGAACATCTACACGATCACTGAAATCTTCAGCTTTGATAGTTCTATCTGCACCTTCGACAGAATACGGATATGTTTCAGGTAAGTAATCGGAGAAAACATCAAACAATAGTTTGAATTCTTTTTTCTGAGAATAATGACATCTCTTATGGATGCCTGACATAACTTTTGAGCCCCTCTCTAATAATGCCATTGTTGTTCCCACTGGAGCATTTTGATTAGCATCACCAACCTGTAAATCAGTTATGGCTGCAAATCTCTGTCCTGACTGAACAACAAATCCTAGAAGAGAGTATAAAGTTTGAGAGGGTTCTTTATAAGGTAATGGCATGAGAGCATTTCGTAAATCACCATTAGGTGCATCAATATCCCTAAATTCTCCTGGTTGAATTGGCTCTGCGTCGTCTCTAATTTTAAGTCCTCTTGACTTAAATCCTGCTGGTAAATTTGCTAATGTACCTGCGTCTATTAACTGTCGTAACATTTGTGTTGCTGCTCTTGATAAAGCGCCTATCAAATGTATTAAACCTAGTCCATAAAAACCTAAACCAGGTAAAAACTTGTAGTGAACAAAATATCTTTTCTTTAATTTTTTTTCGTCACTTTTTTCATAGTTTCTTCGAATACCTACTACCTTACCTGAGCTATCTTCAATGGTTACGATGTAAGGTATTTTAATTCCTGTGGGCTCATCATCCATGCCTTTATCTTCAAAACCTTCTAAGTCTAAAGATACATGAAACTCATAAAGTCTAATTGACTTGTCCATATAGGAAGGCTTGATACCTTCCATTTGATCGTATTTTTTTTTGACTTCTGAAGGACTTGTTTCCCCAGGAACAATTTCTACGTCTTTGTAAAAACCTGAAACTTGTTTTTTTCTAAAATCATTATAACTCATGTTAATGATTTGAGTAATTCTTTCACAAGAGTCTAAATCACTAGCCATATAGTTGACGACTAAGTCCTCTGCTGGAACAAACTTTGAGACAGCTCGATCTAACAATTCATCATAGTAAACTTTTTTAAATGTCGAACCTGCGAGAGGTAAATAAAATAACATTTGATCGAACTCAGGAGTGTAGTCTTCCATTTTGTTCATCAATTGATAGTTCATAAATTCTTGAACACGTTGTGACTGAGAATATTTTTCAGGAGTCTCTTCTCCCATGACTGCTGTGCGAACAGGACCGTTCGCTGGTAAGAGCTCTTTAAAAGCTGTTGCTTGAAACTGTGTAGCACTTTCAGCTAACAAAGGATGAGTGACACCACTAGCTCCTTGAAAAGGTCTTGTTCTTTCTTCGTACTTAGTTCCTAATAAATCTAAACCTTTGATATAAGAATCTTCCCAATCTTTTCGAGAAGAACGATCGTTTTCTAATTCACTTAATAATTCATCGGATAGTTGATCTAGATCTCCTTCATCCATGACTTCAGCTAAGTTAGAATAAAATTCTACTTCTTCAGGAATCTCGGACATTGGATCAAAATCAAGTGTTGCTCCTCCGTCTTCATCCATTTCAATTTCTAATCCTTCAGGAGTAGGAATAGGTTGACCGTCAATCTCGACGGAAGTATCTGATTTAATGATTTCAAGTTCAGGTTTACCACCTAGGTCTAGAGACTTATCAATATTATCTGCCATTTTTTATTTATACCACCTAATTAGCCTTTTACAACATGTCTATTTTTGGAATAGAAATAGGTCCTCCTCTTCGTTTTTTGTCAATTGGTTTTGTAATAAAATTAGGAGTTTGTACGTTAGAGTATTCACTGTTTAAGTCAGGAAGATTTGATAAAAAATTATTCAAAGCATCTGCACTATCTGAAGCGACATATCCTTTAAAATTACCTGAATCCCAATATTGAACTACATTGTTGAAATGTTTCATCAATATCTTTTCAAAATCTCCAGAAGTAACCTGTCTTTTATCCATTCCTTCTAAAGTTTCTTTTTGTTTTTTTGTCAAATCTTTTTGATCGTAATACTGTAATTTAAACTGATTCTTTTTATCCTCATTAGCTTTCCATTCAGGATCGTCATAAGAGGTAAAAAACTTCTCTTCAAATAAGGCAATCCCTGTTGGTTTTAATTTTTCACTAATTAGTTTTACTTTATTGTTTCTTCCTTTATCAATGAACTGAAAAGTCATTTTTTCCGTAATTGCATCCAAAGAATTGTCTTCAATTAAATTGGCATCAAAGAAGTCTGTTGAGATTGGTTGTTTCTTTTCGTCCTTAACATCAAACGCATAATTGCCAAATTTAGATTTATCTGTGGTGAAAGCACTTCGAATATAGTAAGCGTTAGACATTTGTTGTTGATTAAATATTTTATTAGCAACAACGTTAGGGTCCACAATAAATCCAGTCACATCTGGTCTTACTTCAGCAATCGTATTGATAAATCCTCCTTCCGTTCCACCAATGTCTAAGACATTAGCATTTTTAGGAAGAGACTTAATTAGTGCATCAGCAGTAGCGACTTGAGCTTCTTTAAAAGTAGGAATACTAGTGAAGATATGGTTTTCAAAATTACCACTTCTCTTTTCCTCAAAGATATTAAAAGTCTGTCCTATCTCTGATAGGTCGACAATAGGTTGATAGGTTGATTTGGGAGTACCAATTTCTCCCAACATGGTTCGAGTGAAAAAATCACTGCTTTGTTCTAGAGGCGCAATTTCAAAACCTTCTTCGGTTTTTAATACATATTCTCCCTGATCGCTTTGAGATCCTCGGTCGACATCTCCTCTTTGGGTTTGTTCACTTTGCGCTTTGAGGGCTTCAATGGCTGTTTGGCCTTCTTCTTGGCGTGTTCCAGTAGTTTCTTCATTTGTTTTACTTATATCACCTTTTTCAGATAAAGACAAAGACTGTTCTTTAAAATAGTCCTCTCCTTTTTTTAATTCATCTCTTAAAAAATATAAATTTTCTAAAGCACTATCGACATCTAATTTTCCTATTGAAATAGCAGCATCCTTAGCTGCTTGATGAATAGGGTTGTAGGTTGGTAGTTTTTCGTGAGCAGAAACATAGTTTTTCAAAAGAGAGTCTAAATTACTTTTATACTCCTCTACTGTCATATCTTTGTATTTTGCATTCCCTAAAATATTTTGTTCATGGTTTTTTAAAAAAGGCATTCTATAGTCTTGGTCCTCTAACATTTTAATTTGTCTGTTCACTTTTTCTAAAACAGCTCCAGGAGAACCCTCTGTTATTCGATGACTTAAATCTCCGATATCTTCTAAAGATTTTGCTAAAACTCCACTATGAAACCTAGTGGCTTCTAACATTGCATCTTCTGGTTCTTGTCTTTGTTTTAGTCCAATTTGTTCGTAATAAAACTTACTTCGCTCTTTTGGTTCTTTTGGAACATCTTCAGATGTCATAATGAAATCAGAAGGATCTCGTTTAGATTCTGTAAAA